GAGATTGTCCAGCGTGTGATTCAGCGCCAGGCCAACATGAAACAGAAGCGTAACCAAGACAAGACCGCGCGCGGCGGATCTTCCACAATTGACCCTCGCGCATTTCTGATTCTGGATGACTGCCTGTATGATGCCAAGTCATGGATCAACGAGGAGTCAACTCGGTTCGTGTTTATGAATGGTCGTCACATTGATATGATGACCATAATCACCATGCAGTATCCTCTTGGTATTACGCCAAACCTGCGAACCAACGTTGATTTTATCTTCATTCTTCGTGAGAATATCCTGGGGAACCGTAGAAGGATCTACGAGAATTACGCAGGCATGTTTCCGACCTTTGATATGTTTTGTTCGTTTATGGACCAGTGCACGGAGAACTACGAGGGGCTGGTCATCTGTAATAACGTATCCTCCAACAAGCTGGATGACCAGGTCTTTTGGTATAAGGCCGCGGACCATCCGCCGTTCAAGTTATGCGATCCGTCTTTGTGGGTGGACAACAAGCCCTTTCAGTCTGCTATGCTTGCTTACGAGGAGTATAACCCTTCAAACATGCGAAAGAAGGGTCAAGGTCCGGATGTGTGGGTGAAGAAGACCGGCACTTAATACGAAAAGGCACTGCGGCGAGTCGTCTTGCGCTTCTTGGTCACTCGCTTCTTCGTCTTCTTACCGCCCCTTCGCTTGGAGATCCTGCCTGTCATCGGGGGGATGATCGGTGTCACCTCCTCCTCGGGCTCGGGAGCAGCGGCCCTCGCCGCCTTCCTGGCACGCGACCTGGTCATGATGGCGTTCTCGGCGGCGGACTTCGGATCCCGGATCGCGGTAATGATCGCATCACCGACCTCATCCACAACCGTCTCCGGCACAACAATTGAGGCCGCCTTCTTCAGCGCCATAATCACCAGCGGGCTCACCGTGAGCGCAGCGGTGGAAATAGCCGCATTATACGCAGCAGCAGCCGAGTCGCATGTCGCGGCATAGCCAGCAGCTGAAGGGATCATGCTGATGGCGCGCGAAAGAGACAGTGTGAGCGGATCGCAGAGGTTCGGTTTGAACGACTGATCTGCAACATACAAGACAAGTGCGGCTGCGCCAACATATCCTGCGGCTTGGGCGCCCTTGACTGCGACATCATAACCGATCTCCTTCGCCTTCTTCAGGATTCCAATGAGCGTGATCTTGGCCGCGTTGTCCTTTGCCTCCTCTTCGTCGGCGCCACCCCTCTTACGCCGACCACCCGCGGCGGTGGGCGGCGGGAGGTTGTTCTCCTTCAGGAGAGCCTCCACGGACTCATCAAGATTCACGGTAAGGGACATTTATAGTATTCTCATATTTTACTCGCGGATCGCACCTTCGGAAGGATGGATAGCTTTGGACGCATCCTCCAGCTGCTTGGCTGCCAGGTTGGCCTTGCGACGCTTCTCATTCTCATCCTTCTGCGCCTTGATCTTCGTCTCACGCTCCTCCGCAAAGAACATCTCCTTGTTGGACTCGTTCTCCTTGTAGCGGCGCATCAGCTCGTTCAGCTCCTTCTCAGCATACTCCACCTCGGGCATCAGGTGCTCGGAAGGATCCCACGGCAGCCACGCACCGACTTTCCCGATATACAGGTTGTCCTTGGGATACTTGCGCTGGAGGACCTTGGCCATCACCTGCGCCTCCTCCACCGTGGGAAACGAACGACGAACCTTGACACCCCGCACATTGGTGCGGAACTCCACCGAGTTGTCAAACTTCTCCTGAAGCTCCTTCTCGTGCTTCAACAGGAACACCTGCCACTGCTCGGGCACATCCGTCTCCTTGATCTCCTTCTCGCGCACCTTGCCGAACTCCTCCGCGTCCTTCAGAAGGTCATCAATCTTGAGCTCATACTTCTTGGAGAGGAAGACCATCAGGTGCTCAAGACCCTTCACCTTCCAGTCATAGTCCATGAACTTGACGAACTCCTCAAACATAAACTCCTGCTTCTGCTTCACAGTCTTCTCGGGGCTGATGAACGACACGATACAGTACTTCTGGGTCGGCACCTCCGGGTCCTCATCAAGATAGTCCACAACCTGGCCGTCATCCTCATGCTTGGGGAGGGTTTCACGCTGCGACATTTATATAGTCTTCCGGCGAGACTCTAAGTTCTTTCTACGCAGAAGACAATGGGTTACGGGTATGCTGAAACGTTTTTGATCGTCTTTCTGACCCATCCAGGTGTTATAATTCCGTCCACGAGTTCCCTGATTGGAAAGGTTGACTTGAGCTCTGTTCCGTCCGAATTAGCGGAGCTCGTGCCGAAGGGTGGGTTTCCGCCTATTCTTAGCGGACTCTGGCAGGTGATGTGGGTATGGATCCTTGGTCTTCCAGGAGAGAAAGGTCCTGCTTTTGCCTGGACGATGTATGCCCTCTATTTGGTGTTTCTCTTGGTCTACATGTACTTCATCCTGCGTTTGCGCATAGCGGGAGGATGGTAAACTTTCGGGCGACAAGACAATGTATACAGGTTACACTGCGCTATTGATTGTGTTTCTGACACATCCTGGGGTGCTAATTCCTATACCGGCCCCCGCGATGTGGACGTGGTTCCGAGCATTATGGCAGGCCGCGTGGGTGATGGTCCTGCAGAGCTTCTCGGAGGGCAGCAAGAACTGGATGGCGTCTATGGTCTATTGGGTGGTTCTCTACATGTGGGCCTATATTTATGTCGCCATCGCGTTGGCGGAGGCCAAGACCTAAAAAATCTTCCTGTGTTTTCAACAAACAAATGGATTCTAAGCCCAAGCCTACTGCCCCCAGCTTTGATTTCGGTGGTCTGATCGCGCAGCTCATCAAGTATGTGATGGAGGGCCTCGCGGTTGCCATCGCGGCCTATGTGATTCCCGGCAAGACGATGCGTGCCAGCGAGATCGCCATGATTGCGCTCACGGCGACCGCCACCTTCGCCATCCTGGACATCTATGCCCCTTCCGTCGGCAGCTCTGCACGCACGGGTGCTGGCTTCGGTATCGGTGCCGGCCTGGTTGGTTTCCCCGCATAAATGGGGAAGACTAACTAAAATACTCGTGAAGAACAATGGCGACTGCCCCGAGGAAAACGTTTAGATTGGAAAATCTCTATGACACGAGGGATAAACGCATAAACTATCCGATATCCAAAATCATGACGTCAAGTGACGAATGGCAGTACATCCAACCCAAGATCATTGAGGTCTTACGATATAGGTTTCCAGATGTAAAAATCGAGCCCTCGAAATTCGGTGAAATGATAATATCGTTTCCAGCGGAAAGCACCCAAGTTTCATCAGACAATGGGGATATGACCCCTCCCATTAATTTCGGTGGTGTTGGTCTTCGAAAGGGTGATATACCTTTCAAGTTTCTAGACAAAAAAGAACCAAACATTATCGGCATTGGGTTTAAGGTATATGGAGATGCACCAGCACCTGTACCTGCACCTGCCCCTGCCCCTGCCCCTGTACCTGTACCTGTACCTGTACCTGTACCTGTACCTACACCACATGTAACACCTGAATGCGGACCCCCCGCTTCTGCTATACCGACACCACCGCCACCATCGTCGAAGCTGTTGCCGGTATTCCCAGATGTGACGAAAGACAGGGTGCGTGACGTTTTTGAAGAGCTGCAAAAGAAGTATCCGAGTATGCCCTATTTGCAACCTCCTAATGAGGTAGACTTGGGCGGAGGATACTGTGCAGCATGGTCCCTTTGGATCCAATCGAAACTCATCAAACTTTCGGCAGAGGAGTATTGGAACCTTCCCTATGAAGCAAGACAGGATGTGTATGCTAGGGTCATTTATGGTTTGAACCCTACAACGTCGAAATTCAGACCCATTGGCACTCTCCAAATGAAGACTGACCTGGAACAAACGATTGTTCCCGGAAAACGAGTTCTAGCACCTCGAACGAAAAAGAATGCTACAACAGGCAAGGCTGAAACACTTACACCAGGACGTTTGTCGAATAACCCGACAGGGTCTATTCCAATGCAGAATAATTTTGAGGAGAAAGTGATGACTCCTGCTGCTCAAAACCCAGATGCTCCGTTTCGTTCGCTATTGCGATCCGGCGGGTATCATATAATCGACAAGAGACCAGTTTATATGTTTGGCGAATTCGTAAATTTAAACAACACAACACCCGATCCGAAGCCAATTCTATTCAACGTAAGCGTAAAGGCATATAAGGGTGGAAATCATGCATTGTGCTTTGTGTATTTCCCGAAATCACACGAGATTGACATTGTCTCAACGTACGCTATTTCATCAACGATGTCAA